TCCTTCACCGCCATTGATGCCAGCAGAGATTTGAGCTACTTCTACCTTTGCACCGTTATTGACATAAGCAAGCAATAGCTGAGTGTTACGCTCTGTGTTCATCTTCATTTGAGCAAGCCTCATTTCCATCTCACGCTCTTGAGCATTTCTCTGTTCTTCAAGTTGCATACGAACCTGAGTTTCTTGAGCTTGGTACTCTTGTTTAGCTCTCTCAAACTCAATCTGCATCTGCATCTTCTGTTGCTCAAGTTGCATTTGTGCTTCCATCTCAGCTTGTTTAGCCTGTGATTGGGCTTGCATCTTAGCTTGCTCCATCTGAGCTTGCATCTGTAACTTCTGCATTTCAGGTGTTGGTGGTTTAGGTTGACCTTTAGCTGCTTCAGCTTGTGCTCTAAACTGGTCGGCTGTTTCATCAATTAAACCTTCAAGACCTTTACCAGCCTTAAACGCTGTAACGCCAAACTTCAACATCTCCATTAATAGCGGAGTAAGTTCAGGTACGCCTTGAGCTACTGGCAACGCTGTCTGCATAAATTGGCTGACTGCTGTCAAGAATTCAACACGGTCTTGCTTCTCTTGTTGCTCATCCTGATAAATCATTGAATCCGTAGTTACTTCAATACGGAAGTTCTTAGCTGGCTCATCCTTTAATAATGCTAGGGCTTGAGGGATAAGTGCCTGATCTTGCGGACTTAATTGCATTGCACCTGAAATCTTAACGATGGTGTCATCGGTAAAGTGCTGGCAAATAATCTGTGCTTTGATTTGTAGCAAGGCTGTAGCAAAGTTCACTACATCGTGTTGCATAGTCTTTAAACGACCTGATGCGTTGTTAGACTTAATAATCTGAGCACCAAGGGTTTCGTTAGGGTCTGACTGTCCACGCTGAATGTCAGCAATGCCCATAATCTCGTAAATTTGACCTTTAACTTGATCCATAGCCTGATAAGACATATTCAAGGCTTGAGCAATTGGGGCGATGTCTACAAGGTTAATAGCTCCTGCCATGCCTTGTTTCTCGGCAAAACCTTGCCAGTTCTTAACTGGAATGAGTGTATTGTTCTCGCCTTCAGTAAACAAACGAGCAAGAGATGGCTCTGCTGCATCGTATACGCCACGAACACGCAAGGCTTGAATAAATCCATCAATACGGTCTGCAAGTGTGTCTAACTGTCTAGCTTGGTCTTGATATAGAACAAAATCAGGTACAGGAATCAAGCTGTCTGTAGTTAGTGTTGAGAACATTGGCTTTGGACATGGCCAAAAGTTTTCTAATTGTAGTGGATCATCACGGGTGTCAAGAATCTTACCCATTGATTTAGATAGCCAAATCACTTGACCTGTGGCTTTATCCCAAATCTCATAGATAAGGGCTTCTCTTGAACCTTCGCCCATCTTTTCATTAAATGATTTAGATGTATCAGGCTTAGTGTCTAGTGGAATCTTACCGCCAAGTTCTTCGCCAAAGCGTTCAACCAAGGCTGCTCTTTCCATGTAAACTTTACGCCATACCGCAGTTACTTCTTCCCATGTACGAGCTACGGTTAGACCAAAGTCACGCCAGTAAACATAGTCAACAGGAGCACATTCGTACTCAATACGCTCTTGATCTTCACGGTAAATACCGCCTTCGGTTTCTGCTTCGTCTGTATCTTCAGTTACTTGAAAGCCATCTTCAGGAGCACCTTCGCCCATGCCAGCAGCTTGACCAGTAATATGTGGCTCATAACGAACCCAAGCTGTACCACGACCACCCAATAAACGGTCTTGTACGGTTTGTTTCATGGCACTAGCGTAGTCACCATAATGTTCAATCTCATACTCCAATGCTCTTTCAAGCATCATAGAAGCGACACGCCCTACAGGGTCATTGTCACGGAATCTACGGCTTACATCAGGTCTAGGGAGTCTAGCGAATACTGCTGGGGTTATAGTTTGAACATTGCTCCATAGAATATTGAACTTAGCAGTAGGATTGTTGCGACTGCGAGATTCGTCACGGTAACGCTTGACAATCTTATCGGCTCTGCCTTCCCATTCTTTATAGGTTCTCTCGTACTGAGCGATACAATTGTACCAATCTTGGTATGTATGTTCCATGTTTATATCCTACGATTAACTATTTTAGGGGTTTCTTTCCACATCTCGTTTAGCGTTACATCCGTTTGCCCGACATGAAGTCCTGTAATTCTTGAATCTTTAAGGATAGGGCTATCTTCATCTTTCCATACAATGCTGAGATACCTGAACGCATCTGCTGAGTGCGATGTCCAATCGTGCTTCGGGCGATCTCTAAATACTTTCTTATCATCATCCCACTCTCGTTGATATTGTCGTAAACATTCAATGCCTTCTTCGCATCTATTATCAAACCAAGTGCGAGTTAATGCAAGTCGTGTTGCTTGAATACCATCCTGAATTGACAAGTTTGGGACAATTTTTAGATGTTTTATGTCAATTTTTGCAGAAATTTGCTCAATTATGCTCTTACCACCACTTGCTAGTGTTTTCGCTCTAGCATCGTGAGGTAGGTAATGATAGCCATAATTGTATCCAAACTCATCCTCTTTTTGGGCAAGTAAACCTGTATAAAAGGATATAGGTTGACCATTAGATGAGTGATGATCAAGTACTCGTATCTCACCATATACCACCTGATACCACCAAATACTTGTACTGTCATTGAATCCCAAATCCCAAGCAGTATGACAAGGGAACATAGGGTCATAATCAATCGTGGTGATACGCTCTAAGTCTGTGATTCTACGCATTTCTTGACCATAGTAAGCACCAAGGATGGCAGCTTCAAAGCTACATAGAAACTCTTGTTCGTACTGGTTGTCAGACATTGTGGCTTGAGCATCTTCTAGCTCAGACATGGGTAATAACCCTGATTGGTCTGCTCTTAGTGTCTTAACATACCAATTGGGGTTCTTTTGGGCTTCGTTGTATATGTCGTAAAAGGCATTATGGCCCTTAGGTGTACCAATAAATGTAGCCCAACCTTTGCGGTCTGTGAGCAATGGTCTAACAATCTCACCCCATAATCTAGGCTTCATGTCAGCATATTCGTCTAACACTACCCCATCAAGGTATAAACCACGCAAGGCATCAGGGTTATCAGCACCAAATAATCTTATCTTTGCACCATTGACCAGTTCTACCCATAATTCTGACTGATTAGCCTTGACAATGGCTGGCTCTGCAAACTTAAGTAAGTAATCCCATGCAATGTTCTTGGCTTGAGCGTAGTAAGGGGCAATGTAAGCGTATCTGCCATCAGGTTTCTTCTCAGTAATAGCCCTACGGATAGTGTCGCAGATGGTAGCTACTGTCTTACCTGCTCTACGGTGACATACAAGTACAGCCCAACGCTCATCTCGCCTGTGAAAGTCTAGGAAAGCATCACGGGCTTTGTATGGGTATTCGTACCTTTTGACTAATTCACGCATAAATTCTGTTTTTGGCTATTTCAAAGTAAGTGGCATCTTGTTCTATGCCTATGAATCTCCTACCTAAATTCTTGCAAGCAACTCCTGTTGTGCCACTACCCATGCAATTATCTAATACTGTATCACCCTCATTAGTATAAGTTTTTATAAGATATTCCATTAAAGCTACGGGCTTTACCGTTGGGTGATATGGCTTTGACTCTGAGGCTATTTTAATTATGTTAAATGGATTTTCAACTCCACCATTGCTAGTGCTTAATGAATTATGTTTTCCATATCCGCTAAATGTACCGCTTCGGCTAACAAACCTTTCTTTAACCTGTTTCATTTGTGGGTTATAAATTGGCTGTTTTGCATAGAACACAACAATATCCTCAGTGCTTCTTAGTGGTTGTTTTTTTGCGTTTAAAAACCCTGTTTTCCTGCTTTTTTCCCACACCCAACAATACTTGAACATATCCATGTTGCTACTTATTAGCAATGTGGTAAACGGTTGCGACCCAAACAACACAATTGCCCCGTTAGACTTAATCACCCTTTTATATTGTGCCCAAAGGGGTTCAAAAGGTATTACGCTATCCCACTTGCAGGCAGTAGTTCCATAAGGCAAATCGCAAATAATGGCATCTATTGATTTATCAGGTATAGACTGCATCACCTCTAGGCAATCACCTAGCCTTAAATCAATCATTTAGTCTAAGAACTTATGTTCGTGAATGACTTTAACTGGCTGATCTTCATCTCCAGTATGTTCAGTCCTAGCTAATTTAGGTAAGTGATACTCCATAACGCTTTGGAGCATACCAAAGGCTTTCTCAGGGTTAGGCAAAACAATGTATTTATCGTCATCGTTTCTAACGCCTTCTGCGACCTGTTCTAGCCACTTTTGCATTTGATGGGTGTTACCCTCTACAAAGGTTGCAATCGCTTCCCTAGCCATCGCTGTGGACTTATTAGGGCTACCTTTAGGTCTACCTTTTGGATTATTTGTTTGTTGTTTATTGCTCATACCTTTACCAAGTGGTTGATTAAGATAAGTTAAGTATAAGCTATTTTTGCTTGTTTAGTAACTGTTCCAATAGCTCTTTACGAGTTTGTTTGCCTTCTTCTGTTTGGGATATAGCACCTA